CTACAGGCGCGACAAGCCAATGGACTTGGTTGAGACCTCTGATGTTGAGGAGCGGCTGGTTGATCGATCCACTGAGGAAGGGCGGGAGACTATCATCTCACAGGTGTCTCAGCTTCAAGAGGAGATGATTCTGGCGGCTTTGAATAGGAGCGCCAAATAGTGTTTGACCTCCAAGCTCTCAGCACCTTCAACGACTACAGGAGAGACAACCCTCTTGTCTTGTATACAGAGGGAGAGGCTGGTGAGGGCGGAATGTCCCCTGGACAGAAAGCATTCCACCAGAGCCAACACAATCTCAGGTTGGTTTTAGGCGGCAATCAAATTGGAAAGTCACGCTTATTGGCTGGGGAGATATGGTTTCACGCCACAGGCTCTCATCCATTCAGAGAAGTCCCAGAGGCTGGAGAGGACAATCTGGGCTGGGTTCTTTGTGCTGACCTCAAGAGCGGCTGGGCAAACATCTCAGCCAAGATGAGAGAGATTGAGCCACCCAATGTCTTACATCCTGACTGCACTTGGGACAGTGCCAGAGGCTACAGATACAGAGGTTCAATGATGGTCAAGCTGAGATCTGGCTCTCTCATAGTCGGGAAGGGTTCAGAGCAATCAGTGATCTCTCTGTCTGGCTCCACCATCTCATGGCTGGCGATAGATGAGGCACCCAAGCAAGCACACTTTGGAGAGGCTAGATCGAGGACGTCTGTTCTCTCAGCTCCTGTCTTTATGGCCTTCACCCCCATTGGCCGTCCAGTTGGTTGGCTTAGGGAGTGGACATGTGGAGACCCAGACACAGGCGCACCAGCCAAGGAGGACTGGGACGTTCAGACCATCACCCTCTCAGCTGAGAACTGTCCACACAGAGATCCAGAGTCTATTGAGAGACAGATCAGAGCTTATGGGCCTTGGGAATACAAGCAGAGAGTGGAGGGCGCTTGGGAAGGAATCACAACAGAACGCTGGATCAACTTTGGTGAGGAGAACATCTTCTCTGAGCCTCCTGAGAACATCGAGAAGATCGGCATCGGATGGGATCATGGGGAGAAGCCTGGGGCGTCGGTCGCATATGTTTGCGCTTTTGACGGATCCTGTCTCTGGGTTCTTGCCGAGTACGTCAGCACAGAGCGCAACACGCCACATATGGAAGCGATAGAGATCACCAAGTTGATCAGAAGCTGGGGAATAACCCTTGACCAAATAGATGAGGCCAGAGGAGACTCCAACAGCGGCGGAAGAATGGCGCTCGGCTTCTCAGTGAACTCTCTTCTCGAGCGCGGCTTTGCTAAGATTCTGGACAGGCGCCGTCCACCGTTCCCAATAACCGTACCTTGGAAGGGAGCTGGCTCAGTCAAGGCCAGAGCGCGGATGTTGTCAACGGCTTGCATTGAAGGCAAGTTCAGAGTCCATGAGGATTGCACCAAGCTGATTGGTTCTTTGCGCCATTGGCGAGGAGAGAATAGTGACTATAAACATCCATACGATGCTGTTAGTTATATCTCAGAAGTGTATCTTGGTGATAGTATCAGTAATGTTAGTAAGTTCTTGATTGGATAGGGGGAGATAGAATGTTCAATATGCCAGTGTTGCCAGAGGATAAAAAGGATCAGGCTCGATGGAAGGAGCAGTCTCTGAGACACAGGCTCCTCACTGGCGCACATGCTGATGATGTTCGCAAAGAGATTGAGGCTATGTTTTCCAAAGAGGTGGCGGCTGATCTTGAGATCAATCCAGACCTCTCAAGGAATCCATTCTTGATGATATGGCAACAGCTCAACGTGGCCTATCTCGAGCCACCAGAAGTCAGGACAGAGGAAGAGGTTGATCTGGCTCCTATTGTGACCCCCAAGCTCTGGGCGCAACAGCAACAGACAAGCCTCTTCACCCTTGCAATGAATGAGTGTTTGGTCAGGCTAGACTATCGCCATTGGCTTGGTGACAAGGAGGTCAGCTATCGTGTTGTTACTCCTGATCATGTTGTTGTTGAGTCATTGACTGGACAGCCAGACATGCCTGGGCGAGTTGAAGAACTGAGATACAGAGAGGGGAAGCCCACTTGGGAGATCTGGGATGTCAGAGACAAAGAGAATCCAGTATTCAAGATTGAGGTGATAGACAAGGGCGAGCGAGTAGACAAGACCTCTCACTATGCTCCAGAGCTGGCTGGTGACTATCCTTACAGGGACACAGAGGGAACACCGATCCTTCCTTACATCTTATACCACTCCAAGGTCAGCTCACAGCTCTGGCACTGGACAAGCGGTTCTGAGATCTCGGCTGGTGCGCTCAGGCTGGCGGCTCTGTTCACTCATTGGGGCGATGGCTACACCAACGCGGCATACCCTCAGAGATACGTTGTAGACCTTGAGACTCAGGCTGGCCATACTAGAACCATAGCAGGATCAGCGGTGGACGTTGTGCCAGTTGATAGAAAGTCTATTCTCAAGTTCCAATCTAAAGGCCCTGGCGGTGGAACGCTGGGTCAGTTCGCCTCAGCTATGGATCCCTTGGCTGGGATCGAGGCTCTCAAGGTCTATGAGCAAGGGCTGGCCGTATATGCTGGACTCAATCCCTCAGACCTCCAAGTCACTGGCGCTCAGTCTGGCTATTCAATCGTCGTATCAAGGGCAGGACAGAGAAGGGCTCAACGCTTGATCGCTCCAAGCCTGAGAATCTCAGACCAGCTCTTGTTGGCAACAGCGGCAAAGCTGGCCAACTTCTATGGTCAGGCAGGACTCCCAGAAGATCCGAGAGCCTACTCAATCAACTATCGCTCAATGAAGCCAACGCCAGAGGAGCAAGCGAGCATCTCAGACTCTATCTCCAAGCGGTTAGACCTTGGTGTCATCAGCCAGTTGGACGCCATAAGAGAACTGTATCCAGAGATTGAGACAGACGAGGAAGGGATCAGAAGGATTCTCAAGGTAAGAGAGTTGGAGCAAGCTCTCCAAGATCTAAGCAAAGAGACAGATGAACAAGAACCAAAGCTGTAGGAGGCTATAATGTCAGATGAAACAACACCAACACCAACACCAACAACACCAGCGGCGGCGCCATCGGCGGCACCAACACCAGCCCAGACTAGTGGGTCAATCCCTCGAGCCAGACTCAATGAGGAGATCTCGAAGAGACAGGAGGCGTTCTCAACTAGAGACTCAGCGTTATCCAGAGTGGCAGAGTTAGAGAGCCAGCTTCAACAAGCTCAGAGTTCTCTAACACAGACACAGACCACCAACGCTCAAGAGTTACACCTCATGGGTCTTGGCTTCAAGGCTGAATCAGTAAGGCGATTCTTTAGGCGGGAATATCAAGCGGCGGCATCTGAGGCAGGATCCAACGCTCCAACCTTTGACGCTTGGCTCGAGTCCTCCAAGGCCGATCCACTCTATGCCGTCCACTTTGACAGGATGGCTCCACCAACTCAGCCAGCCCCACTCAATGGAACGCTTCCACCAGCGGCAACATTCACAGGCAATCCAGATGCTGGGACAACTCAGCCAGTGACTCACCAGTCCAGAGAATGGACGGTGGAGGATATCAGAAGAGAGAGGGCAAAGAGCGGTGGAAAGCTGGGCGCACACAGAGACATCATGATTGCACAGCTCAAGGCCCAAGGGATCATCTCTTGACAGCCTGTCACTGAGTGGGGTATCAATAGAGAGAGGGTATCGCGTCCAGCCGCGTCAGAGTTGTATAATCCCTTGATAATAATAATAAAATAACCAGCTCAATGAGCTGACTCAAGGATAGAAAAATGACTATTACAACCACCAGCCTCCTCACAGGAGGTATGGTCTCAGAGATTCTTTCTGGTCTCGTCACAGAGGCTCTCTACGATCCCACTTCCCTACGTTCAATCGCTCTTCAAGTTCCTGCTGGGTTTGGTTCTACGACCTCAGAAGTAACTATTGACGCGGCGCCTGGTGCTTTCGCGGCCCCTGGTGAGACTATAGCGGTTCCAATCTCCACCTACACTACAACAGAGTTTGAGCTGGTGTTGGCTAAGTATTCACGTGCTTACCAGATCACTGATCTTGTTGGTGTGGCTGGCTCGCCAATCAACATGCAAAGGATAGTTATCAACCTGATGCAAGGTCTCGACCTTACATTGACAGATCAGTTCTGTGCGCTGTTCTCAACATTCACAACTCAGGTTGGTAACGGTGCGGCAGTGTTTGATGTAGACACCATCTTTGATGGCTCATTCGCTCTGAATCTTGCAAACAACTCTGGCCCCTTCGCGGCGGTTCTGAGTCCAAAGCAAATGAACGAGTTTATGGATGACCTTCGCATACAGCAGAACCTTATGGCATATAACGCTCCTTCACAGGAGCAGTTGATTGCAAAAGGCCCTGGCTTCCACGGAAGCTGGAACGGCGTCGATCTTTGGCAGACTGATTCGGCGGTTGTTGCGGCTGGTGTTGTTCACGGTGCCATCATGTCTCAGAACTGTCTGGCCTATCAGTTGGGCAATGTTGGGCAGATGCAGGGACACATCCCAGCGGCTAACATGATTGTCAACACACCAGAGATGGTTGTTGAGCTTGACCGTTCAGCTCTGTCTGGCCAGAGTTCAGCAGTTGCACACGCTTATTTAGCGGCGGCAGTTGCCAATGATGATCGCGGTGTAGATCTGATCTCACTCGGATAATCTATCAATCCATGAGGGGGAGTTGGCTCTGGGCTGTTGCTTGGGAGCCACTCCTCCTCTCCTTGCTGTAGGAGGCAAACAACAATGGGAACTATTCATTTAGCATCACCAACCAAAGAGACTAACATCGTGCAGGAGACCAACGGGTTGCCTGTCAATCAAAGACAAAGACCAGCGATGAAGTTCGTCTACGTCACCTATCCCCAGTGTTGGAGGTATGATCTAGAGTTTGGGTTCTTGCCTTCACTCAAGAGAATTATTGCAATGCCTGGGGTGAACGGCGTTGGGAGAGACGGCAGTCTTACCAAGGTTCTCAGCTCTGTCCGCACTCGAGGTGGAACATTTATAGATCCCAA